CAAGTTGAATGCCAACAAAGTTAACGCTTACTTGTACTTGTAAATCTTCACGACCTGCTTTTAACAATCGAGTTGCTAAATATTGAGCCGTGACGCTATTGTTAGTCAATGGCAAACTAACTGATACTTTGTTAATCGGTTCATTTGGGTAAAGTAAAGCTGGGTTAATTTGTGCCAAGTCAAAAGTAGAGGAATCGAACGCATCTTGATCGTCTTTGTTTGGAAATTTACATTCAACAATATTATAGGAAGATGCGATGTCTAAAGGAGTGATACTAATAGCCGATACAATATTGCTGTCATCAAGCGCCATCGCTACCGTGTAATCAGGACTTTGTACAATCACACCCCATTTTGCGGTTATTTCGTTGTACTTAATTAAGCAGTCCGCGCACGATGCCATGTCTTGTAAATTAGCCATCACGTTTCGCTGTGTGTCTAATGTGCCGTTAAATTTAAACCTTGCTTGCGTAGCAGGCAAACCATCGGAATCTGTGTAAGCAAAAGCGCCGTTTGAATACGTTGTTAGCGCATCAAGGCTTGCTGTATCTATTTGGCTTGCAGGAATAGCGCAACCGTAGCGAGTATTAATTAAGTAATCGTTAAAGCACGCGCCAGTGTTTGTGCGACTGTTAGTTACTTGAAACTTAGTTGTTTGAATACCTGTGATATTTGCCGTTTGGCTATACGATAAGTGAAGTATCGCAAACGCACTATTTGTCATTAACTTTGATGAGTCCCAAGTATAGATAAGCCCAGCCGTTTGCATTACTTGTATTGCGGTTAGTGCTTGATTAACAGGGGTGTTTGAACCATTGCTGTATAAGTAAAATTCAATCTTGCCATTTACTGTGGTGTCAACTATGCCTGTTGATTCATCTAATAAACTAGCAACTGTGTACCCGTTACCTTGAAATTGGACTAACTTACCGCCGAAGTATATTTTTCCAAATGTAATCGTATCGGGCGTTTGTCCCGCGTTAGTGTTGGTTACTTCGCAAATTGGTAAGACGTAATACAACTCTTGGTTATTGGAGCTAATAGATAAGTCAGTAACAATACCACCAACAAAGGCCTGCCCATAGACTACGGGCAACTTATTGTCCGTAGCAGGTGCGAGTTGTTGCCGACTGCCAGGGTTGGGGCTTGAACCTGATGTACTGTTATCAAACGATGGGTTGTTGGCAAAAGCCTTGCTGATTACCGTTGAAACAACCAAATTAATGGCCATAGCTAAAACAATGTAGCCCGCAGTTAATGCTCCGGCTGTTGATACACCTGCGATAGCCATTGCAATTGTGACACCTACAGCATACGCCTGCACGGTAAATGTAAGTAAAAAAACCGTAAGCCAAAGTCTTAACATTATTGAATCCAGTTTTCGTCTAATTTAGAAAACCCAAACTTGCCGTATTTTACGTCTGGGCTAGTAACCATTTTGGCAATTGCAAACATGGCTATTCTGCCCTCTTGCTTTAATTGATTGCCGTAGTCTACGTACTTTTTTAATAACCGATAGCCAACACTTGTATTTCGTTTTTCTGGCACAACATACCACGCCAACTCTTGCATATATAAAGTCTTATCACACCACACAGTCGGTGTAATTAACGCCATGATTAAGCCGACATTATCCTCAATAAATATTATGCCTGCGCCTGCTAATATTGTGTCTAGTAGTCGATTCCAATATGGTTCATTGTCTAGAGTGCGGTATTGCACGATGTCCGCTTCTGCCCGAAACAATTTCATCATCTCGATTATTTGTGGCTTATCTTGTCGTGTGGCTTGTCTTATCATGAGTTTGCAGTAGCACCTTTTCCGAATTGATAATTGATGTTTGTTATAAACGAAACCCTGTTCATGCTTGTATCGCCCGATGCAAAGAATTGCCAATTGTTATCGTTTGTAAATCTGCCTGCGGTACGGTTTTTTAAAATTAGTTGTATAGATGATGCTGCAACACTTACAACGCCAACAAATTGACGCAATTCTTCGAACCATTCTTCGTTAATAGCAAATGAATTGACGTAGCCATTAAAGAATTGGTACAAGCCACCTTGCCCGCCGGTTGTAATTAATGCGCCATCGGTGTTAAAAAACCCTTTCCATGCTTCTATTTGCGAGCCTTTAATTTGGTTTCCTAATACCCAGCCAAGCATAGCGGTGTCAATGCCGACAAGCGTAAACGTAGTTTCATTTGCGGTACTTTTAATATCGCGCTGTGTGTCGCCTACTTTCATAAGTAAGCCCACAGCGTCAAAAGGCTGGCTGTCTACCGCAGTTACTGTTATAGCTTGCGGTGTCGTGGCAAACCTATAAACCGCGTCAGGTGTAGTCACGCGTACAAAGTCAGCGTAACGTATGTTGTTAGTGGCAACTACCTCAGGAATTACATTCATACGACACTCTCAAATGCTTTAAATGTTCCAGACCATTGTATAAAAGAATCGTTAGTCATCGGAACTAATGTGTATGTAGGGTAATCCCGCAAAACAACTTGAAAAGTTACACCCGTGTATGTTGAACCACCCATACTTACCGTTGTTCCAAACTCGCCAATAACGGCGTTTATAGGGCTTGTGACAGTTGTAAGTAAATTGCGGTGTACTGGTATGGTTACGGTTGACCCACTGCCACGCGTGACGTCTGCGGTGGCTATATACGAATACAAACCTACTTGGCAAAAGTCACCTACGCGCACAATAAAAAAACTTGAGCTAATAGCTGGCAAATTACCGAGTACTAGGTTTTTATTAGCCGAGCTAGTTTGCCACCGGCATGATGCGATTTGTCCTGCGCTTAACTGACCTTGATACTGTATGTAATTAACCCAGCCCGTAGAACCAAAATTAAGGTATTGGGGCAAGGCTTTGTCAGGTATACGCAGTGAATTTAATAGACCTCGGCTTTTACTATAAAGCAAATAATTCATCGGCTTCATTTCAAACGCGAATGGCACAACGGTAACAATCTCGCTTGTGCTTATTCTTTGATTTCTGCTTACAACTTGCCCAACAAATCGTTGGTCATTAATACCAACCGATTCGCTGTTAGCTAAGATTAAATTTAAACTCATTGTTATCTACCTGCTGGAATACTGCGGTTAGCCGATTGATTCATACTCCAAATCGTCATTTTGTTTTTTGCTAAAAACTGTATACCGCTCTGCGTATCAATCGCTTGCATATTTTGAATGACTGGGCCATTGTAAGTTACGCCACCGCCACCCATTGAATCATTTAGATTATTGTTTGGAATAATAGCACCTGACCTGCCGGGTATAAATAACTCTGGGCCATTCTCACCCACAATGCTTGGCCCGGTAATTGTGCCACCACTAGCAAAGGTAGAATAAGAACCCACATCGCCACCCGGCACGCCACCCGACGGTGTTGCGCCTGCGCTAAATGCGCCGATGGCAAACTTAATTCCCATTTGCAATAATTGGCTGGCTTGCATCTTTAATTGTATTTTAATAATGTCTTTAATGACGCTTTCAGCAAATTCGCTAAATGACAACTTGCCGTTGTCTACAAAGTTATCAATTGCCGTGTTCATGCTACTAACCAAAGAGCCGAACATATCGGCAGCGACTGTAGCGTAGTTTTGTGCATCTTCGCTAAATTGTGCGAACGCTTTGTTCCACCCAAAACTAAAAGTCATTTGTGACGCAATGGTAGCTTCTTCCATTTGGCGTGTAATCACTTCGTACATACTACCTAATCGTTCAACCTCTAATGCTTGCCTGTCGTACTCTGCTAAGGTTTTAGAGTCTGCGCCCTGTCCTGCTGCCTTCTCGCGCTTGTCTGATATTTCCTGTAGCTTCGCACTTGTTGCGTCTAAGACTGCGTTAACGGCTTCCTGTACGCGTTTTTCATTGTTTGCGAGTCCTGCCATATCCGCTTTGATTTGCAACATTCCAATAGCATGTTGACGTTCACGGTCAAATTCTGCCGAGACTAATGACGCTTCTTTAAGCATGTTTGCGGTTTTGTCGACCTGGTTTGGGTCTACCATGCGTGGCGCTTGCGGTTTTATAATAGATAAACCTATGCCTGCATCATCGCTAGTTTGGTTTTGTATTGCTTCTAATTCATCTGAGTAACGCCACGCATTAGCAATTTTTTCTTTTTGAAATTGATCAAAATCTTTTTCATTTTGTTTAAGTTTAAGTAAAACGCTTGATTGTTTAGCTAAGGCTGATTCTTGCGCTTGATCAGTAATAGCCATAGAGTATTCAACGTTAGCCATAACGTAACTAATAACGTCACCCGCGTGTTGTAACACTTGTATAAAGCCACGCACAATGTTTATGACATTACCTATGACATCAGCAGTAAATGCAAAACCATACGCAACATTGTCCAACCATCGTGGCAAGTCTGTGCGTATAATTTCTTGTATGCCGACCCTAAATTGATCAGATTCTATCCAAGAATTAAACAATGCTTGGGTAATGCTATTAAGCAATGGCAACGTGGCTGTAGCTATTTCATTACCTAAACCCGTGAAAATCGAACCCAACTGAGTAAGACTATCATTAAATTGCTCGGCCGATTTGGTTGTATCACCGCCAATTACTAAACCTAATTTTTCCGCCTCAGCACGTAACTTTTCTACACCATCACGCCCACCGTTTAGCAGTGGTATTAATTGTGCGCCTGAACGACCAAACAAGCTCATGGCAATAGCAGTTTTATTCGCACCGTCTGCCATGCCTGCAAATCTTTCTGAGATTTGTAGCATCGCTTCGTCTGTGCTTTCTAAATTCTTGTAATCAATATTGAGTGCGTTAAAGCCTTTTAGCGCTTCGCCAGTGTTCATTGCAGCGTCGCTCATGCCCTTGGATAGCTTGGCCATGCTAAGTACAAGGGTGTCTTGGCTAACGCCGGCTAGGTCTGCTGCATAAGCTAAAGCTGAAAGACTTTCCGTTGTGACGCCAGCCATCTGTGCTTGCTTGGCTAACTTGTCCATGTTGTCAATAGACTTTTTGGTCATGTAAGCCATAGCCGTGCCAGCAGCTAAGATAGCAACGCCTACAACTTTGGCTGCATCTTTAACCTTTTCTAGCCCAGCCATTGCGCCCTTTAACCCTGACTGAAATTCAGCAGTGTTAAGACCAAGCGCTACACCAAGCCTTGCAATATTTGCCATTACATACCCTTCGTTAAAATTGCAGGTGCGCCCGGACTCATAAGCGCAAAAGCTAAAAGACTTTGATTAACTTGTGTTTTCTTGTCTTGTTCGCTTAATGGCGGGTAAATGTAGTCGTAAGTATTGGGTATGATGTCGCGCAACTTATAACCAGTCTTGCCTTTAGGTAACATCTTATTAAACTGTCCTGCGGTTAAGTTGCCCAAAACTTCAAGCAACCCAATATTACCAATTAACCCTGCGTGGTACATGACCGCAATATCGCTAAACGTTTCTTCATCTACCAATGCAGGGTCAGTACCGTGTGCAGTCAAATAAGCCTTAACTTGCCTACGGACTGACCCAATTACTTTCCCTTAGTGGCATTATAAGACGGGCTAATGGTTTCGCTAATTAACTTTACTAATTCTAGCTGTATAGCATAAGGGAATAACTCGTCAATCATTTCGTAGGTAATAGTGCTCATGTCGAAATTATCTTCCTCTGGCACTAAGTATTGCAACATGATGGTAATGCGCTCTTGAACGATTGCCTTATCTTTACAAAACTTTTTAATTGAATTGCCATCATAAATAATGTCATCTTCGGTAATAACAACCTTGTCCGTTCCTTCTGTTAAATCTTTGGTCATTTCCTCATAGAATTTTTTAATTAACAATTCATTTGGTGTTTTTAAACGCTCATTCATCAAATCAGATTCAACAGTTAAAGGCACGCGAACTTTAAACGTGTGACCCGCAAATTCAAATGACCTGATGCGCAATTCGTCTTTGTTAATATTAAATGCTTTTGAAAAACTGTTCATTTTAATAACCTCTTGGCTTGTTTTGCTTTGTATTTTTCGAGAGCTACACCAAGTGACTTCCCTAGTGTGCCAGTAACTTGTGCTGCTGAACTTTCTAATGCGGGTCGCATAAAAGGTTTAGGCACTCTTTGACCTGTGCCAAATTCTAAAATCATTGCTCTCGCATCACTTTTAATACCAATTTGTTTAAATTTACTGTTACCACTTTTAAGATTCTTAAACGCCTTTTTTGCTAAAACTTTACCACTTGCAGTAGTTACTGCTCCTATCACAACATCGCCCGGAAATATATATTTAGAACGAAAATCTTTTTTCCCCGGCTTTCTTGCTTCAACCTGTAGGCTTGCAGCTAATGCGCCAGTGTCTTTAGCAACTAAAGAACGCGCTTTTTCTAACACGGTTTTCATTGATAAACGTACCGCGCTACGCATGATGTTACTTGCGTCTTTTTCACCAAAATCATTACTTATTTGTTTAAATAATTCGGTTGTTTCAGCCCAACCTTCAAATTCAACTTTAACAACCGTTGCCATTACCATCACCTTTGATTAACCGATGGTAAATACTGTTATTGAGCTTCATAACGTAATCTGTCACCTCATCGGGTGACATGTGATAGGCGTGGCGCGAGGCAATTTCATGCGCGAGCATGATGCCCGTTATTCGTTGCTGAGTGAACCCAAACCAATTCTTTGTGCCGGAATTGGCTTGGGATAAAAGGTAGTCTAAAAGTTGATTATTATTTTGTATTGTTGTGGTCATATTTAATCTTCTTTTTTAACTTTCGGTTTAGGAGCAGGGTTAAATTTTGCTAAGTATTGTAAACAAGTTTCGTCAACGCTTCCTAACTCTACTGTTTTTAAAGCAGCCTGGACTTCGTTAGCGTCAACAATTAAAGTCTGAGCTACCGAGTCCAAAGACCTGTTCGTAGTTGCGAGAGTTTTAACTGCATCAGCTAACTTCATGCTGCGTTGCTCCAACCAAATTGATTACCACGCGGGTGTACTGTAAAAATTGCTTTTGCTTCAGCGCCCGGCTGCGCATCAATTTGAAACTGTGAGACACGACCATTAAACGCATAATAAATTGTATTTGTACCATCGGTTGCGCTAATAACAAACGTGCGATCAATAGTACCGTTGTAAGCATCGCCTCGCAAGATTAGCAACTGTGAGTCGCTTGGATTCCAAGGGGCAGTAATCGTTAAACTTGTTGGTGCTGATTGAGTCGGTATTTTATCTGATTGACGTGAACCAGCAATTGAAAAACTAGCCATTGCGTCATCTTGACCGAACGCAGGAACCGCCTCAACATTAACCAAGTTTGCAGGAATTGCTAACGCTGCCACTGTTGCGACTGTTGAAAGTGCAGCAGTTGTTAAAGGTGTTGGAGTAGCTGTAGGTTGCGCGTACAAACTTGCGCTAAAGCCGGGTAAAATTTTATTTGGAAGTGCCATGATAAATTCCTCTATTTAACAGTAAATTTTAAATATTGTCTTATGTCGGAATATCAAGTGTGCAATCTAAAATGACTTGCTGTAACCCGATTTCATTATCATATGTATTGTAAAGCCAATCGACATCAGCTTTGGCTATGTAAAAGCCCGAAGCCCCACCGAATTGACCGCTATAACCATGCAATGATTGTAGTATTAAATTACTTACATTCATAGCATCTTCAAATAAGGTTGTAAATATTGATATCTGAAATATTGGTCGGTCAATACTTTTGTTGTTTTGGTTTGTGCCTGTAAACACTTCTTGATGTATGTTACGCAAATTCCAAGTTATAAACTTTGTCTCAGTTGCAAAGTTACGATTAAAGTTTGCATACACGGGTATAGGCGTAACAATACTTGACAGTTGAAACTGTATTGCTTTTGCATAATCGGCTGGGTTGTTTTGGCTCATACGGGTGTCGTTGGGTCGTTTTTGTAACAAGTGAAAGTAATACTCATACGGTCATCTGATTCATAACAGTCAATAATGCGCCAATCGTTATCACGCCAAGTAACCGCAAACAAGTCTTGGTCATCAACAATTGATTTCATATTAGGCGTGTAATTAAAAGTCAACGTTACCAAATCTGTGTAAAGCCTGTACCTTTCCGATATTCTTAAACTGTTTCTAACGTCTTTAACAATAGCGCGTGATGTGAACCATTCTACAATCGCAGTAGTTTGTTCACCGTACAAATTTATGCCATTTGTGACGTTGTTTATAACTACGTTTTCAAATCTTGCAATGCTCATTACATCACCAAAGGTTTGTAAGGTCGAAGCAAAGTTGACACGCCAAAAGGTATGTTTCGTAAATTCTCGGTAGTTGTATCACTACGCTGATTGTATATGTGAGTAAGCAACATCAAACCAGCCTGCTTGATAACTGGGTACTGTGAAATTGGGTTAGCGTTACAAGTGTAATTAACAACAATTGGGTTAGCGTTTCCCGTATTGTTTGTCTGCGGTAAACCAGTTGCAACTACACGGTTACCTGAAGCATCATAATAATAATTAGAGCTTGCCAATGTTGTCAGTACAGGTGGTGTTGCACCGTTATAGTATTTGACCGAGTTAATCGTAACGCCCGGCTGTCCATTAAATGCTTGCGATATTTCTGGTAAATCCAAGTAAACCTGTGACGTGCTAAGGTCACTAAACGAGCCGTAGTAAGCCTCGTATGTCGTGGGGAATATAGACATACCAAGATAATCTTCTATTGCCATACGGGTCGCTAATTCAATGCTGTTCAAATAACTGTCTTGACTTTCATCTTGAAATAAATTTAGCTGTTGCGTAATCTCATCAAGTGTCAGCCATTGCGTAACAGTGTCACGCGCAACCTGCTCAACTTTTTCATAGTTGAATGGGTTTCTGCTAGTGCCTAAAAATGGGGTTTCAATTGACATTGTTTACCTTTAACCAACCAACCGCACGCCTGCAAATACGTCTCGCACTGTCGAGCAAACTCGTTTCTCTGCAAACAGATAAATAAAGCCGGGTGAAGTTTGATCAAAACGCTTGATAGTCATCATTTCATCGTCAGCAATGGTCATGAATCTTGACCAGTCTGCAAGATAAACAGGAAACTTGCCTGGACTTGCCACGCTCATGTACGGGTTAGGTACAACACGATGACCAAAAATATACACCGCTGCGCCACCGTCATCGTCGCCAACCTCAATAAAATTGTTAGCTGTGCCTGACACTTTTAATTTACGCAATGCACTAATAGTTGACGGGTGCATCATGTAAGCAGTAAATTCTTTATGCAAATACTGTGGCTGTAAAGCTGCTTGTAAATTAACTAAGTCATCATAAATAACTGCGCTTGCTGTTGCTTGCGTTACTTGTAAAACAGTATGCAGGCCGTTCGTAATTGCTGACCCACTTGTACCGAATGCGGCTGCGCTTGTTGAACCAGGATAATAATTTAAACCACGCAAGCCCTCAGTTGCACCGTAATTCACAGTTGTGCTTCCAGCTTGATCGTTGTTAAACATCATTGACAAGGCTTCTTGCTGAGAAAACTCAAACATTAAATCGTCAACAATCGACTCTTCAAGTCCATCAATATCTGATAGAACTGCTGTGCGAACTGGAACACCTGCGTTTATTGAACGTGTGGGCAATTGCCAAAATGATGTTGCAATATTTGGTAATCCTGTATTGTTATTTATCGGATAGCCCCACGGGTTATTTGATGCATTTTCAATTAATGTAGCGTTACCCGTTTTAACAACAAAGGCCTGCTCTGAGCCTATGCCGGCAATAAGCCGTGCACCTTTACGCAATGGATTATGTTCACGCGCAGATGCAAAGGCAACGTCATATATAACTCGACCACCTACATTTTGCCCCGAGCCAGTAAGAGATGATGCCTCTTTTAAATTAACAGTGGCTTCGCCTTCGGTGAGGGCTTTCTTTACTGATTCAAGGATTAAGCTCATAGTCTTTGTCCAAATAATTAAAGTGAGGGAGAGGCTTTACGCCCCCCCCGTTCGTACTTAAGTAGCTGTGCCGGTGCTACGGTAGCGAACTATTGAAAATGGGTCAACAACCGAAGTTGCTAAACGCTTTTCACCGTAGAACGTGATGCTGCCGGGCAATGTTTGATCGTACCTACGCAGAATCATATTTAAACGATCAACGATAGTAAACCCTTTTTGGAAGTCACCAAAGTACATGGGGTACAAACTAGTAGTGCCAGCCGTACCCGTTGCCGATTGACTTGGCAAATCGAGGTAAGTACTTTCTACAACATCGTAACCAAGCATTGTGCCAATCACGCCATCAACCGATAAACCCATATTGCGGTTAAAGATTGGTGCGCCATTGTTATCAACTAGGCCACGAATTTGTGACATAAAAGTTGAGTTAACCATAAACTTAGATGTCGGCACACGGTACTGAGGCGCTAGTGCAAACATAAAGTTAACTAGGTCTTTATACGTTACGTTAGAAGCACCAACGGTATTAACGTTTGAAGTCAACTGATCATACGTTGCAATGCTATGCAAGCCAGCACTTGAACCTGTGCCACTTGTACCGAACGCTGCAACAGTAGTTTTTCCACCTGCATATGTAGCTGCTGCGCCTGCGTATTGATTCAAACCACGCAGGCCGTTAGAGCCACCGTAAGGTAAGCTGGTTGCACCTTGATCGTTGTTTTGAATCATTGAAAAGGCTTCGGCTTGTGAAAATTCGGCCATCATATCACTAACAACATTTGATTCCAAACCGTCGATGTCGTCAAGCGCTGCGGTACGAATTGGAAACTGTACATTTAAATCTTGTAATGTAAGTTGCCAAATGTTTGTGCTTACAGTGGTTGTTGCACCGTTGTTTTGAATTGCGTAGCCCCATGCTGCGCCCGTGTTGCCAGTCTTAGCGCGGAACTGGTATGTTGAACCGTCAGTAGCAACGGCACGTGCACAACCTCTCATTGGATTAGCTAAACGCAAAGCAACGAACACAGGGTCGTAAGCTGTACGACCACCAACACCTGCGCCACCGCCAGTTAAAGCTGAGGCTTCTTTCATGTATGCGTCATATTGCGACTCATCAGCAAACATGGTTAATTCTTTTTCAACTTTTGCGCCTGATTTATAGAAGTTACTAATCTGCTCTTTAACTGAACGGTTAACTTCTTGCGTAATAGTTTTATACGTTTTGATAACCGCAGGGGCTTGAATAGATGCAACTTTGGCTTCTAGTGCTGCAACCTTTTCCTCAAAAGATGATCGAGCTTCTTCTACCGCTGCGATGGCTGAAACTTTACCCTCTTCAATCTTGGTGATTGTGTTGGCTTCGATTTCATCTAATTTTGCAATGATTTGTTCTGACATGATTATTTCCTTAAATGCGTTTTGAAAGGGCTTTCATTAACTCTCGTGCTTCTAAAGCAGCGATTATTAAATCAGCTTCGTTTACCACCGCGTCAGAATCACTCTGCTTTGGGGCTTCTTGATTAGGTTTAGGTGCATCACGCATTTCTAAAACCTTCTTCAAGACAGAAGACGCGGTGGTCGCATCTTTTTTGGACAGGCCTGCATCACGCAGTACTATCTCAATCGTGCGAGGGTTAGTTTTTCCCTCATCATCAAAGTATTCTAATTTTTGTATGCTTGCTTCTAAATTGTTTGGGTACATAACGACAGACACTTCGCGCAAACCGCCTTTGGTGATTTGAAAGTAAGCATCGTCACCTTCGCTTGCAGGGTCAATCATCACGCCTTCAGCGTCGACGTAGCAAGCCTCATCAGCATATGCACCAACACTTACACCGCCAAATAAATTAGGTGATTCTTTTAAAACTTTGTACATGTCCATGCCAACAGTTGTTTCTACAAACAATCTGCCAGACGCTGTCATGCCTTCGTCATCGAACGTAACGGATTCCCATTGTCCGACAGGCATACCTAAGTCGTTATGATTTAAAAACATTGGCATCGGTTTGCCTACATCTGCAAACTCTTTTGCCCAATCAGCGAAGCCTTCGGGCTGGTAATTAAATTTTCGCCCGTCTGCGCCTTCTCTCGCGCCCCAAGTGGTTACGCGTGCTTCAATTGTTCCTAAACTATTTATCGCTTCGTTTGCGTTTGGTTCTAACTGTAGTTTTGCCTCGCAAACTAGAGTGATATTTTTCATTGATTGCCCCAAGATTTATCGACTGGTCGTTATCTTGTATTGTGAGCAAATCTATTATTTTCGGTATTTTAACACTAGGTGTCTTTATTTGCGAATTTAATAAATTATATATTGTTTTGTCAATCATATTATGTAGTACCTATATTGTTTTTGCGCGTTTGATTGCCACCTCCACCGCCAGTATCCTGCGGTGAGCTACCGCTGACAGGCTCAAACTTTCCACCCGTTGTTAAGTCATCGTAACCGTCAAGTTTAGGCATGTTCATATACTCTCGACCTTCGTTTTGAGTCATAATGCCTGCGCTAACGCCTTGTGCAACAAAATTAATCTGATCCAACGCTGCGCCTTTTAGAAAGTCTTTAGTGTCAAACCGCACAACTAGATTTGGAAAACCTTTAAAAAGGTGGCTGTTGAGCTTTTGCTCGATGTTGATAATCATCGGGTACATTGTCGCTTTGTAAAACTCGTCCATCATGGTTTGCGTGTTGTTATATTTTTGGTCTGCAATACCTAACATTGATGGTGGTACACCGAATAATCCACAGATACGCTTCATTGTCTGCTCTTTCAGTGCTTGCGTTTGCGTGTCCTGTAAGGTTAAAACATCTAGCGGTTGGTACTTCATGCCTTGGTCTAAAAGCATACCTTGGCCAGGCTTGGATTGATCTGTTGACCTGCTACCCGTCATGCTTGACCATGCTTCTTTAAGTCGCGCAGCAATTTCTTTATACTTTGCGTCAGGTATAACTTGCTCGGTTACAAACATGCCAGATGGTTTTGCGCCGTTTTGCATAATAAAGTTTGCGTACAAATCAATGTCTTGGTCAAGCGCAACTAATTCTGTAGCTAATATTCCTTTGTTAAACCCAGCACTACCTTGCCACGCAGCCTCTTTAATGTGCATAACTTGGTGAGCGGATAGCGGCTCGTTATGATTAAATCCGTAACTTGGAGTTGATAGTTGGTAAGACGGATAACGCGCTTCGGTAAGACGTGCACTTATTAAAGTCGAATCTAAATTATACATTTCAATCGGTGTTTGCAAACTGTCATCTTGCTTGGCACGCCACCACAAAGTGAACGTTTCACCTGACAGGTCTTGCCACAAACACCACTGATACCAAAACTCATACTGTGACTGAAAGTTATTCGGACAGCGCAGTAAATTTAAAACTTGCTTGGCCTTGGCTTTGTCACGCACACCTACTTTTGACGATGCCAGCGCGTCAACAAATGTACCATCATCAGTCTTGGTCATTATGCTTATTGGTAACTGTGCCAATGCACGCGCCTTGACGCCACATGCTGCCATCACCGTACTATTACGGGTAAGCATAGACATATCAACCACACGACCTGCCGTAGTGGTGCTTGATGTTGTTACGTATAACAACTGCTGGCTTACTGTTTGCTTGCCACCTTGCCCTTGGTACAAGACGCTATTGCCAAGCTGAGTTTGACCAAAAAGAGTATTAGCTTCTAATTGAGTTGGTTTTTTACTTTTGAATATATCAAAAACGCCCATGCTTACACCCAATAAGATAACAATTGTTTATCAATTTTAAACTAAAAGCTACGAAAACCAAAACTATTTGAAACACTTGGTGTGTCAAGGCTA